GGCACCGGCGCCTACGGCACCAACGACGCGATGACCGCGGCCTATCACGCCGACCGCACGTTCAAGGTCAACCGCAGCGCCTGGATCGACGGCGGCCGGCGCCGCATCCGCATGTATGAGGTCTGGTACAAGGTGCCGGCCGAGATCATCGTGATGCGCGTCGGGCACCGCTGGGTTCCGCTGGACCCCGAGAACATGCTCCACGCCCAGGCCATCAGCCGCAGTGTCGGCAAGCTCAAGCGCACGACGACGATGCAGATCCGCAAGGCCATGTTCGCCGGCCCGCTGCGCCTGACCGACGAGGCGACCACCAAGAAGCGCTACCCCTACATCCCGTTCATCGCCTTCCGCAGCGATGCGGACATGTCGCCCTACGGCCTGATCCACGGCATGTTGAGCCCACAGGACGAGTTCAACGAGAAGCGCCTGCGCATCCAGTGGATGATGAAGGCGCAGCAGTTGATGATCGACAACGACGCGCTGGACCCGGACTTCAACAACATCGCCGACATCGCCGCGAACATGGGCCGCCCGGACATGGTGGCTGTGCTCAACAGCAACCGAAAGAACAAGGACGGCATCGCGTTCCGCAACGACATCACGCTGCAGAAAGAGCAGTTCGAGATGATGCAGGACGCCAAGCAGCTGATCCAAGACGTGCCCGGCGTCTACAGCACCCAGCTTGGCAACAACCCAACGGGCGTGACGAGCGGGATCGCGATCAATTCGCTGGTTGAAGCCGGCATCACCGCGATGGGCGAGCTCAATGGCAACTACGTCCACGGCCGCCGCCTGGTGTTCGAGTCGCTGGTCGACCTTATCGCCGAGGACCACATGGAGCGCGACATGCAGGTGCAGATCGGCACCGGCTCGACGCGCCGCACGGTGTTCCTCAACACCATCGACAAGAAGACCGGCAAGGCCGTGAACGTGGTCAAGGACGCGCCGGTCAAGGTCGGCCTGGGCGAGGTGCCGGCGTCGGCCGCGTACCAGATGCAGATGAGCCAGATGATGGGCGACATGCTGCGCGCGCTGGCCGGCACGCCGCAGTCCGCCCTGCTGATCCCCGCCTGGGTCGAGACGACCTCGGCATTCGGCTCGGGTCGCAAGCAGCTCGCCGACGACATGCGCCGCATGACGGGCCTGCCCACGGTGGGCGACCGCCAAGGCGCGAAGGCCTGGCAGCAGCAGCAGCAGCAAGCCGCCGCGGCGAACGCCGAGCTCGAGCGCAAGCTGGCCGCCAGCGAGGTCGAGAACAAGGACGCCACCGCGAAACTGTCGATTGCCCGCGCCGCGCTGGCGCAGGCTCAGGCCGCGCTGGCGATGTTCCAGGCCGATGCGATTGCCAACGACCCCGACGAACAGGCGCTGATCGACGCCACGATCGCCGCAGCGATGGGCGGAGGCCAGCGGAGCGGCCCGCAGGACGATGGACAGGCGCCGCAGGGCATGCCGCCCCCGCGCCAGATGCCGATGCAGCAGGGCCAGATGCCCGCCTGAACCGAACCCTCACTTGCGGAATCCGCAAGTGACAAGCCACTGACGGAGCCCACGGCCGTCAGTGCGTAGCCAGTGGGAGCCGGCCCGCAGCGTCGTTCGACTGCGGGCCGTTGTCATTCTGGACGGCGATCGAAGCAAGCCCGCACCCGGCAACGGAGGCGGGCTTTTTCGTTCACGGGAAGCCACCCGCAATCGGCACGAGGAGCACCACCCATGACCACCGACTTCACCCCGGACGAAGAATCAATCCTGACCGAGTTGGGCATCAGCCCCGAGCCGCAGGCCACGGAGGGCCCCGAAGCGCAGGCAGCGCCGACGGCAACCCCCGCGAGCGAGCAGCCGGCGGCCACCCCGACCCAAGGCCAGGCGATCGCCCAGCAGCCCGCTGCACAGCCGACCAACGAATCGCCGCAACCCGGTGGAGACGTTCGGGCCGCGCTGCGCGCATCGCGACGTGCCGAACAGCGCGCTCGCGACGAGGCCGCACGCCTGCGCGAGGAGAACGCTGCGCTGAAGGCGAAGCAGACGGCCGAAACGCCCGAAGCCGACCCGTTCAGCGAAGACGAGATCGCCCGCGCCGAGCGTGACTTCCCCCTGCTGGGCAAGACGGCCCGGTTCGTCAAGGAGCAGATGGGCAACACGCCCGCCGCGCCGGTGACCACCGAGCCCACGTCCGAATTCGTCCCACCCGCTTTGCCGCCCGTCGTGCAGGAGATCGTCGATTCGTCGCCCGATCTGCTGGCATGGCAGCACGACCCCGACCAGGCGCGCTTTGCGCTCGCCAAGTCGACGGACGCGCTGCTGATGCAGCACCCGCACTGGCGCGACAAGTCGATGGACGAGCGCTTTGCCGAGGTGGTGCGCCGCGTCAAGTCCGAGTTGGGCGCCGCCCAGCCGGCACCCGTCGACCCCCGCCATGTGATTGACAACCTCCCGCGGCGCAGCCCCGAGACGTTGAGCCACATCGGCGGCGGCGGCGGGCCTCAACCAGAAGCCGCCGCGCTGGAACGCTACATGAAGATGTCGGACGACGACATCGTGGCGGACCTCCTGCGCGGTGGGTGACACAACCCATTGAACTAGGAGTGCTCTCATGAGCCAAACCTCGATCCCGACCTCGAGCGGCCTCGCGCCCAAGAAGTGGTCAGACGCACTGTTCGCCATGGTGGCGAAGCAGCCCACCCCGGTGAACTCCCTTTCCGGCCCGGCGCCGACCATCGACCGCGCGTCGAAGGTGCTGCGCCGCCAGTCCACCACGGACATGCCGATCATGCGGGTCAACGACCTGGCGCAATCGGCCGGTGACACGGTGCGCGTCGACTGCGCGAACATCGTGAAGCTGCGCCCCGTGATGGGCGATGAAAACGCCGAGGGCAAGGGCGCCAAGCTCGACTTCACGTACAAGGACGTGAAAATCGACATGGCCACGCTGCCGGTTTCCGCCGGTGGCAAGATGACTTGGGCGAAAGCCTCTGGGTCCGCGCTGCAGTAATGCAGATGTGATAACTGGGTGAATTGCTGGAACCCCCTTAGAGTCATGCACACCACAACGCAGCCGGCAACGGCAATCGTGAGGGTTTGAAAAGTGCGTGAATTGGGCAATCAGCAGCCAAGCGTCAAGGAAGTCAAAGGTTCACGTCCAACTGGACGGCCGCCAGTCTCAAAGGGCATCGACCCCGGCGACCCGGCTTTCCCGCATGGAACGGCATCGGGCTACAGGTACTGCAAGTGCGCAGCCTGCAAAGAGTGCAACGCCAAGCGCAAGCGCGACCTCAACGCCAAGTACCGGCTGAAGCCGGGACACAAGGCGCGGCAGCAGGTGCTGAACGTGGCACACCGCGAGTCGCAGCAAGGGCGCGCCATGCGCAGGGCCCACAACGCGGCGCGCAAGGCAGCCATGAGGCTGGCCAGCTTGCCAAACGAGGTGCGCGGCCTGATCGTGCGCATCTACGAGGCGTGCCCTGTCGGCTATCAGGTGGATCACAAGGTCCCACTGGCCGCACAAGGCGAGCACCTGCCGCACAACTTGCAGTACCTGCCTGCCGATGTGAACAACGCCAAGCGCGCGCGACTGGACTTCGATGTCTCAGCCGTTGCTATCCGCTGGGAAGACATCCTTGATGAAGGTTCAACGACCATCCCGCAAGGGAGTAGGGCCAAGCGGCCCGAAGTGCCTGGGGACCGGCAAGCGCCGGCCCAAGATATGGTCTGCTCTCACGCGAAAGCGTGAGCTGTCTGCGGTAGCTGAACCGCAGCGGGTGGTGGCGTAGCGCCCACCATCGAACACAAGGCAGAAGCGCTTTCAGCACGATCTGCGCACCATCGCCCTGGCCCAGCTGAAGGGTGCGATCCCGTCGTTCCTGTGGCAGCGCGCACTGACCATGATGGCCGGTGCCCGCGGTTCGCAGGACAGCATGGACTGGATTCTGCCGCTGGCCAGCGACCCGGAGTTCGCCGCGATGATGGTCAACGCGGTCAAGGCCCCGTCCTACAACCGCCACTACGTCATCGACGCAGGGGTGGTGACGCAGGGCGGTGCCGCGCTGGCGAACGTGGACTCGGCGGACAAGATCAAGTTGTCCCACATCGACGACATGTCGGCGATCGTGGGCGAGGCGGCCAACCGGATCATGCCGATCCGCATCCCGGGTGACATGGCCTCGGCCGATGACCCGATCAAGGGCCTGTTCCTGCTGGACAACCTGGCGTGGCAGGACTTGATGACCGACACGACCAGCTCGAACAACATCCGCTACTGGCAGTCCCTTGCCATGGAGCGGGCGCGTGCGGGCAACGTGGCGGCGCATCCGCTGTTCGGTGGTGGCGCGTTCCTCTGGAACAACATCCTCTGCCGGCGCATCGGTGACTTCGGCATCCGCTTCAACGCGGGTGATCTGGTCCCGCACGTCACGGTGGGCAACCGCCTGACGGCCACGGAAACCAACGTGACCGTGGCCGCCGGCCTGAGCACGACCCATCAGGTCAGCCGCAACCTGCTGCTGGGCGCGCAAGCCCTGGCCATGTGCGCTGGCGTGAACACGTCGAGCGAGGTGCCGTACAGCCTGCTGGAGAACCAGACCAACTTCGGGCGCAACTCGGAGATGGCCGGCGAGCTGATGTGCTCGGAGGACAAGCTGCGCTTCAGCCTGCCCGACGGCAATGGCAACTTCGAGCCGACCGACATCGGCGTGATCGTCCTCGATTCGGTGACCAAGAAGGTCGCCGGCTGATCGTGACCCCGGGCCTTCGGGCCTGGGGGCCACAACAACCCAACTAGGAGCACCATCATGGCTGCACTCAAGAGCGTGGCGTTTCAAGCGCCCCAATTCATGCCCGGCGACGGCTGCGCGGCTGTCTACACCGACAAGTACGCGGTCGCGGTCAACCCGACCATCGCCGACACCATCGACTTCCGCATCCCCGCGGGGCTCGAGGTCACCGATGTCTACATCCAGACGGACGACATCGACACCAACGGCGCGCCGACGGTCGCCTACACCGTGGGCTACGCGCCGATCCAGGCCGAGACGATCTACACCGCCGACCCGACCTACTTCGCGACGGCGGCGCTGGGCGTCACCTCCAAGACGGGCGGCCGCCTGGCCTGCTCGTTCAAGCCGAAGAAGTTCGAGGAGGACGTGGCGCTGCGCCTGACCTTCACCGCTGCGTGCGCGACGTTCGCGGCCGGTGAGATCCATGCCGTGATCCACGGCGCGGCCAAGGGCACCAAGTAAGTCCGCCTGCGGCAACCATGGCCCGGCGCTCACAAGGCGTCGGGCCTTCTCTCTCACTGGAGCGAGCGATGCGAATTCAGTACGTGGGCACGAAGGCCCAACGAGCAGACACCGTGGCCGGCACTGGGCTGGTGTGGATCGGAGCTGGCGACGTGCAGGAGGTGCCCAACGATGCCGCGGCCAAGCTGCTGAAGCACCCCGACATCTGGCGCGAGGCGGCCGCTGAGGTGGCGCCCATCGAGTCGAAGCCCACCGAGGGCGTGCCGCCCGACTGCCTGGACGACGCCGGCCTGAAGGCCTACGCCGCCGAGCATGGCCTGAAGGTGGACGGCCGCAAGAAGGGCGCCGCGCTGCTGCAAGCCGTGCGCGACGCCATCAAGCCCGCGCAGGAGTAACGCATGGCCACGACCGCCCAGCAGATCGCCGACAAGGCGTGGATTCAGGCGCAGGACAACAACGGCGGCACCGGCACGCGCTGGCCGTCCGCCGAGGTGCTGGTGTGGATCAACGACGCCCAGCGCGAGGTGGCGATGAACCTGCCTGCGGCCTACGTGCTGAAGGCCACCGGCACCCTCATCGCCGGCAGCCGGCAGACCCTGGCCGGCATGGGCATCACCAACGGGGCGTCAATCGTGGACATCCCGCGCAACACGGTGGGCCGCAGCATTACCAAGCGCGAGCGCGCGTGGATGGACAACGCCCGGCCCGAGTGGCACGACGAGACAGCCACCAAGGTCGTCCACTGGTTCTACGACGAGCGCGACCCGACCGCCTGCTACGTCTACCCGTCGGTGGCCGCGGGCACGGTGGATGTGGTCTACCACGCCATCCCGGCCGACCTGGCGAACCTGGCCGCATCGCTGGTGCTGTCGGACATCTACGCCAACGCGGTCCTGTACTTCGCGATGGCCAGCATGTACGCGAAGGACCTGAACTCGATCAAGAGCCAGGGCTTCGCCACCTACTACCGGCAACTCGCGATGCAGAGCC